CATCCTCACCCGTCAACTGAATCGGCAGCAGCTTTGACGCGAGTTCTACAAGCTCGCGTCAAAGCTGCTGCCGATTCAGTTGACGGGTGAGGATGGCGGGCCGATGAAGGTGTCGATCGATACTTCGCGGCTGTCAGAGGCGACGTTGCGAGAGATTGCAGCGCAGGGCACCACCGATGCGTGACCTTCCTGCCCTCCTAGCAGCCTCACAAGGACAGCCGGGCTATGGGCGGCGTGTCGCTATGCTGGAACGCGAGATCGAGGCTGGCGACCCCTTAGCGGCGATTTTAGCCCGCATCGTGGATGCCGAGACACCGAAGGCTAACAGCACCGTGCGTAGGATGGCGAGGTTGGCGCGGGAGGCGCAAGGCCTTCTGTGAAGCATCGTGGTCCTGTGCGTAAGATCCACTGGAAAGCGTGGGTTGAGTCTTTCGAGGGATACGATCGCTTGTTCCCGATCCACATTCCCAAGCTGATCCCGGCAAACGACACGGACCATCGCTGGTGGTGAAACTCACCAGCCACGATGTCTTGGCGGCGCGTGCCGAACTGGCCAAGCGCCACCTGATCGACTTCGCCCCGCGCATCGTGCCCGGCTATCAGGTGGCGCGACACCACCGTATGATCTGTGAGGCGCTGGAGGCTGTCGAGCGTCGGGACATCGATCGGCTGATGATAACCATGCCGCCGCGCCATGGTAAGTCGCAGCTTGCGTCTCGGTTGTTCCCGGCATGGTTGATGGGACGCAACCCCACACAGCAGATCATCGCCGCCAGCTACAACTCCGATATCGCCATGGACTTCGGACGTGATGTTCGCAACATCGTTGGCTCTGCCGAGTTTCAGGAGGTTTTTCCCGACGTGGCGCTGTCGCCGGACAGCAAGGCCGCTAACCGCATGAACACCAACAGGGGTGGCGCGTACATCGCAGCGGGTGTCGGCACGGCCGTAACCGGGCGTGGTGCGCACGTTGCGCTGATCGATGATCCGTTCAAGGATCGTGCGGAAGCCGACAGCGAGCGAATGCGGGACAATGTGTGGGCTTGGTATCAGTCCACGCTTTACACACGCCTGATGCCTAAGGCCGCAATCGTCGTCATCAACACCCGCTGGCACGATGATGATCTGTCCGGCCGGCTGCTCAACGGGCGCGACGAATGGACGCAGCTAGACCTGCCGGCAATCAACCCAGAGGGCGAGGCGCTGTGGCCGGAGTGGTATCCTGTCGAGGCGCTGGAGCGCATCAAGGCCAACGTCGGCGCGCGCGAATGGTCGGCTCTGTACCAGCAGAAGCCGCAGCCGGACGAAGGCACATACTTCAACCGTGATTGGTTCAAAGAGTGGGATCCTGTCACCCGACCGAAGCTGAATATCTACGCATCCAGCGATTATGCTGTAACCGATGGCGGCGGCGACTACACCGTTCTAACCATCTGGGGTGTGGACAAGGACGGAAACCTCTATCGCCTCGACCAATGGAAGTCGCAAGCCACGCCGGATGTCTGGATCGACGCGCAGGTGGATCTTATAGGCAAGTGGAAGCCGTTGTGCTGGTTCGGTGAGGCCGGCGTGATCCAGAAGGCTATCGAGCCGATGCTCCGCCGCCGGATGCTGGAGACGAAGAAGTATTGTCGGCTGGAGTGGGTATCGTCCATCTCCGATAAGCCGACGCGGGCGCGATCGTTCCAGGCACGTTGCGCCATGGGCAAGGTGTTTTTCGAGCCGGATGCTGATCTAGGCGAGTTCCTGCGTTTCCCGGCGGGCGTGCATGATGATGAGGTTGATACGGCTTCGCTGATCGGTCGGGTGATCGATGAGATGCACCCGGCCATCATCACGACTGTGCCAGTTGACACGAATCCCCGTTCGGGCGATTATAGGCCCAAGCGGATTGCGTCTGGCGGGAGTGCGTGGGGGTGATTACCATTTCAGAGGCTGACCTTGCGCAGCTCCGCCATGCTTACAGTCAGCTCAAGCTGGGTTGCGTCATTAATCAAGCCGTGTTCGCAGAGGGCTTGCTCGCGCCGATTATCCGAAAAGCGGAGCGGCAGCAAAACGCCCCATTGCGTGCGGAGTTGACTTAATGACCACGATGTTCCCGCTTGAAGATGACGAAAACCGCGATGGTATTGCGCTATCCGGGGCCACGCAGACCATTCCCGAATACATCAAGGGCGAAGCGCCATCTATCACTGTGCTGCGCGCACGGTTTGATGAGGCCCGCTCTGATCCGCAGGGAGCGCGCACCAAAGCGCAGACGGCCAGGGACTATTACGACGGCCCGAAACAGCTTAGCTCCACCATCCGATCAGTTCTCGAATCCCGTGGCCAGCCTCGCAATTATACCAACCGCATCCGGCCTGCCATCAATGGTATCCTCGGCGTATTGGAGGCTGGCAGGCGAGACCCCCGCTGCCTTCCTCGCAACCCAGACGACGAAGACAGCGCAGACGTAGCCACCAAGACGCTGCGGTTTATCAACGATAAGTCGCGGTTCAACGACACGCAGATGGACGTGGCGGAGAACTTCTTCATCGAGGGTGCCGGCGCTGCCATTATCGAGATGGATGGCGAGGATGTCGCCGTTACCCAGATCCGCTGGGAGGAGTTCTACTACGATCCCTATGCGCGTCGTTCCGATCTGAAGGACGCGCGGTATATGGGCATCGCCAAGTGGATGGATGCTTCTGCACTCAATTCTCGGTATCGTGCCCAGCTTGCCGAGATCGGGGATGTCATGGCCCCGCACGGCATGTCCTCCGACGCCTTCGAGGATCGTGGCGGCAATGCGTGCTGGGTGGATGCCAAGCGTCGGCGCGTGATGCTGATCGAAGAATACGCCATGGATGGCGGCGAGTGGAAGCGCATTGTCTATGTGGCGGCTGGCGTACTGGAATACGACACCTCGCCGTATCTGGATGATAAGGGCCGTCCCTGCTGCCCGATCGAGGGCACGCGCTGTTACGTTAATCGCGATAATGATTCTTATGGCGCTGTCGATGACATGATCCCCATCCAGGATGAGGTGAACGCCAGCCGGTCGCGCTCGCTGCATTTGATGAACAGCCGGCAGGTGCAGCAGACCGACCCGATGGCCCCGCCGATCGATGCTGAAATTGCACGGATCGAAGCCGCGAAGGCTGACGGCGTTATTCCGCCGGGCTGGGGCATCGTGCCCACCAGCGAGATGACCCAGGCAAACATGGTTCGGATGCAGGAGGCCAAGAGTGAAATCGAGCGCATGGCTCCTACCCCTTTGGCGCGCGACCTTGAAAGTGGATCTGCGGTCTCAGGCCGTGCGCGACAGGTCAGCCAGCAGGCAGGGTTGTCAGAGCTTGCGCGCCCACTTGGTCGCCTCCACGGCTGGGTGCTGCGATGCTATGAGCAAATGTGGAACCGGGCGCGTCAATATTGGACCGACCCGATGTGGGTCCGCGTCACCGACAACCTGAAGGCACCGGAGTTCCTGAAGGTCAACGAGCCGGTTATGGGGCCGACGATGTTGCCTGTTGCTGATCCGCAGACCGGACAGCCGATGGTCGATCCTATGACCGGCCAACCCCAGATGATGCAGGGTATTGGCCCCGTGGACGTGAAGAACCGCCTTGCCGACATGGATATGGACATCATCCTTGACCAGGATGACGATACCGCGTCGCTCCAGCAGGAGGTTTTCGCGGAGCTGATGCAGCTCTTGGCCCCATCGGGCGGGTTGCCGGCCATCTTCTCGCCAGAGTTCGAGGTGGCGCTAGAGATCAGCCCCATGTCTGACAAGCGCCGGATCATGGAGACGATCAAGACGAAGCGCGAGGAGCGCGATCAGTCGCAGGTTGTGCAGATGCAGCAGCAATTGGCGCAGTTGCAGGCGCAGTTGGAGGCCAAGCAGGAGCTTACGGCTGCGGAGACTGGCGCATCAATCGAGTTGAAGGCGGCGCAGACGGCGGCGACCTATGCCACGGCGAATAAGACGATGGTGGAGACGGCCGGCAAGGAAGTGGAGTTGACGGCGCGGGATCCGTTTGCGGAACCTGAAGATCAAGGCGGGGAATAGGCTTGGTGGAGCCGTTCGGCCTCGTGGTCTCCGAACCTGCGTTCCTCGCGGCTACGCAGACCGCCTAACTGATTGCGCGGCCCCATAAGTGAGTGATGCGACACCTCAAGACGGCACGACAGGTAACGCTCCTGCTTTGACCCGCTAACGGGCTGCGTTTCTTAACGCCCCGTACCTATGCCGCATCACTCCCCAGCTTTCTGCCGCATCACCCCTTGACATTCAAGAACTAAAAGCGGTATCCAGATACCACATCGCCGCCGGATGCTAATCGGGCGCACTCATCTTCCGGGATGTAAAGCCGGAGCAAGCCGCCGTTGCTGTCGGGCGTGTTCGTTCGCTGACCACGAAACGGTCGGGTAGGGAGAAGGCAAGTTGGCCGATTTTCTGGATGAGACTTTTGGCGAAGCTCCACAGGCTGAGCCCCCCGTTGAACCAGAGATTGTCGCACCTGAATCGGAACCAGTAACCGAGGCACCAGCCCCGGAACCTGTACCGGAGCCGCAGCCCAAGGAAGAGAAGAGCATCCCGCTCGGCACCTTCCTGGATATGCGGGACAAGGCGCGAGAGGCTGAACGTCGTGCGGCAGAGCTTGAAGCTCGACTGAAACCAGCGTCAGATGTGCCAGATCCTTATGATGATCCTGATGCGTATCGGCAGTACGTCAATAATGACGTGCAGGCACAGGTTACCAACCTGAAGTTCCAGATGAGCGATCAGATGGCGCGACAGGTGCATGGCGCAGACACCGTCGATAAGGCGGCAGAGTGGGCAACGGAACGGGCAAAGTCCAATCCTGCGTTCGCAGCAGCATACATGCGGGAGCCACATCCGATCGATTGGATTGTCCGGGAACACAAGCGGGATTCGATCTATTCGCAGTTGCCCACCGATGTGTCGTCTCTGGACGAATATATCGAGCGGGAGATTGCCAAGCGATCCCAGACCGCGCCGCCCGCCGCCGCTTCCGTCCCGGTAGTGGCAGCAACGGCCCCGAAGCCTGCTCCGCCGCCCCGCAGTATCGCATCCGATGTCACCGCACCGAATGCCCCTGTTCTGGACGAAGGCGCTAGTTTCGAGGCGATCTTCCGGAAATAGGGATCACCCGAAGTGGCAGAAGTCGTACTAGCAACCGCGCTCCAGGTTCAGAAGTGGAGCGACAATCTTGCGCGGGAATATATCCGTTCCAACGCGCTTTTCCCGTATATGGGCACCGCCAACACCAGCATTATCCGCATGCTGCGCGAGTTCAGCACGAAGGGTGGCGACACCATCAACTTCCCGCTGGTCACGCGGATTAAGGGTCGCGGCGTCAAGGGCGCTGAAGTCCTGAAGGGCAACGAAACCGACCTCGGCCTGTTCAACACGGCGGTTTCCGTCGATTGGCGGCGTAATGCGGTCAAGGTGCCGAAGTCCACGCAGCTTCGCACCGAGATCAACATTCTCGACGAGGCCAAGCCGCAGCTCAAGGAATGGTGCCAGGAAGCACTCCGCGATGATGTCATCATCGAGATGGCGGCAGTCGTGGTTCCGGGCACGCTGGACGCACAGGGTTTGCCGGGCACCGATTCGACGGTAACCTATCAGCAGTCCAACGCTGCACAGCGCAACGCATTCCTGGTCAACAACAGCGACCGTATCGTGATGGGCAACGCGCGTGCCAACACGGCGTCTGGCAACTGGGCAACCAGCCTCGGCAACGTGTCGATCGCAACGGGGCAGTCTTCGGCAGCGCATATTCGCCTGCTCAAGACGATCGCCAAGAACGCTGGCGGCGTGGCTGTTACGGCCACCGGCTTCACCACCAACGTCCGCCCGTATAAGGCCGACATGGAAGCGGGCCGCGAGTGGTTCGTCTATTTCGTCGGTAGCCGCGAGTTTTCGGTTATCGGCCAAGACCCCACCATCGTTAGCATCAACACCTCGGCTCGCCCGCGCGAAGCTGGCGGCGTGGACAGCAACCCGCTGTTCCAGGATGGCGACCTGATGTATCAGGGCGTCATCATCCGCGAAGTGCCGGAGCTGGACCAGCTTCTCCTTCCGGGCGCTGGTGGTTCGGGTGCGGATCTGGCCATGGGCTTCTTCTGCGGTCAGTCGGCTATCGCGGTCGGCATCGGTCAGTCGCCCACGCCTCGCGTCGATTATGACGAAGATTACGGCTTCCGTCCGGCAGTCGCGATCGAGGAGCTGCGCGGAGTCAAGAAGACTTCGTTTGGCGGCGTCCAGTACGGCATGGTCACGTCGATCACCGCCGTTCCGGTTCAGGCATAAGAGGGGATTGAGAGATGGTTGCATATACCAGCGTCCAGCTAACCCCGCCCACCTACCCCGTCTCTGGGGTAGGCCTTGGCGGGCGCACGTCGCACTCGGCGCGTGGCGAATACACCGTTACCACCGCCTTGGCGGCTGGCGACACGATCGCGCTGTTCCGCCTTCCTCCGCGCGCTCGTATCAAGTCCGGCTTCATCAAGTCGGAGGCCGTCGATAGCGCCTCGGCCGTCACCTACAACGTCGGCATCACCGGCACGCCTGCTCTGTTCTTTTCGGGTAGCACGGTAGGCCGCACGGGTGGTGGTGTGGATCGGACGATGGCGTTCGCCGGCACCGATTTCACCACGTCGGCTTTCACTAACGTCCTGCTGACGGTCGGCACCGCGCCGGGTACTGGCACAACGGGCGGCAAGATCGTTGTGGACATCACGTACACGGTTGAGGAGCCGCTGTAATGGCTATCAAGACGTTCAACGCAGTCTGGCTTGGGGATGGAGATCCCCAGGCACAGATGGTCACTCTTGGCGGCATTCGCTTCATCAAGGGCGAGTCGGTCAAGGTTCCTGCTGACCTGAAGGTCAACGGCGTGGATTTTGCAGATACGATTCGCAACAACCCGACGTTTGAGTGCGATGGCGGCGAACCGGACGTGGTGGAGACCTCGGAGGAAGACGAGATCGCCGCCACCAAGGAACTGCTGGATGGTGCGGGCATCAAGTACCGAGCCAATGCCAGCCTCGACAGCCTTCGCGCGCTGCTGGTCAAGGCCTAAGGCGTGGCAACCTGCCGCCAGACAGTTAACCTTGCACTCCGCAAGCTAGGCCGTCTGGCGGCAGGCCGCGAACCCCGACAGGCGGATGCCCAAGATGCGCTGGATGCCCTGCGCTCGCTCTACACCGCATGGATCGTTGGCGGTGCATTCGGTCGGCTGCGGGATGTGTGTCCTACCGGCGGCGAATATGTCGCATCGGGCAATGAGCGGGTGTTCCGCACCTCATCTTCCACGTTCACTGTCAAGCTGCCCGAAGTCATCGGCAACGGTTATCAGTCCACTTACCTGCCGTTGGTGACGCAGGTGGAGGATGGTACCACTGTAACGGTCGATTACAACATCAACCAATCCCATTACACGTCCGTCATCATTGACGATCAGGGCGAGTTTGTCGTGATCGATTTGGCCGACGGCGGATCATCGCTTAACTGCTGCACCCCGCCCCGTGATGGCGCGCCTGTGGTGGTGTCCGATTCTGTTTGCGGCAACACGCTCTCCTTCTTGTATGACGGATCGATCAAGAAGTGGCAGGGCGTGGACAGTCTGGATCTGGATAGCGAAGCGCCGCGCTCGGTGATGGACCCGCAAGGGCTGGCGTCCTGTCTGGCGGTGGAGATTTCCGATCAGTTTGGCGTCGATCCTCCTGCTGCCACGCAGTTGCAGGCGGCGCGGTTCAAGATGGCGATGACCAGTCGGTTTTCGATGCCCCGTTCCCAGGCCGTTGGAGTATATGCCTGATGCCGCGTTTCGAGATTCCTGATGTCCGTGGCGAGACGCGGGATATGGCTATTCCTGCCAGCGATGGCACGGTCACACAGTTGCAGGATCAGGTCACGTCGCTGACGACGGCTCTGGCGGCTGCACAGGCTGACGCCACCACGGCCAAGGTCGACGCTGCTGCCGCCAAGACGCAAGCCGCCACTGTGGCTAGCACCATGCCCAAGCCGGCTACGGACGCGCCCCCGCCGGTTCAGGTGGACAGTTCCAAGGGCACCACCTCCGGCCGCTTCGCGATGGAGGATCACACCCACCAGAGCCGCCTTCAGGCGCGGCGTATCCAGGTGACGCCGAACGCTGCTGGACAGGCGATCTATACCTTCCCGCTGGCCTATGATGCGGGGGTGATTCCCGTCCTTAGTACTACGGCAGAGACGCCGAACGGCGCTGCCTACCGCAATGATGCCAGTATCGTGCAGGGCACGACCACCAATACGCAAACCACCATTCTTGTTACCCGTCTCAATCAAAATGTGGTAGTAGGATTGCTTAATGCGGTCCTGCCGGTATTTGCGCCGGTTACTACGGCAACTTGGGTCAACATCATGTCGAGGGCACCTAGCTGATGGCAATTTCACTCGGCACCACCACGTTTGTCCTCAACGAACGGTTTGAGACGCCACTGACCGGCTATAACGACCGGGAACGTGTGGTGGCCCTGTCGTCTGATGGCACGGCTCTAACGGTGCGACCGACGACGGTGAATGGGCTTGTGACCGGCATGATGCTGATCGGGCACTTCCGCACGCCGGGCACGCCAACAATCACGTTCATGCGTCAGCAGTTCCTTGCACCGTCGCCTACCGTGGAAACGCTGGCGGTGATTGTCGCTGCGCCATCCGCTGTGTCGATCACCGGGACGGCCGGCTCTGGCGTCGTGGGCGCTGATTACACGTTCATGCCGGTTGTGACGGGCGGCTCTGGCACGAAGCGTTTCTACCTGTCGTCGGGCACGCTGCCTGCCGGCCTGTCGATCAACCCGGCGACTGGCGGCATCATCGGCAAACCCGCTCCCTCGGCAACGAGCGCCACGGGGCTGGTTATCTCGGTGCAGGATGCGTCGGGAACCTATGCCGGATCATCGTTCGGTATCGCGGTTTCGGGGACAGTTACGCCGACTCCTACGCCCACTCCGGGAACGGTCGCTCAGCCGTCCGGCTTCCCCGCTATGCAGGCAGTGCTACCGACGTTTTCGCGTAGCGGCAGTGCCGGGGCGTACACGTTCGATGACACGTTCTCTTGGCCAGCTACCCGCGCTGGCCTTACCCCCGTGCAAATCTACTGGGTTGACAACGAGACGGGCAGCAACGTCAACGACGGCTCGCAAGCAACTCCGTGGCGCAGCCTAACGCTGGCGCTGGAAAAGGCGCAGGCTGCGCTTCCTTCGCTGTCTTGCATCAAGGTCAAGGGCAACGCGACCGGCGCGCCCCGCCGTTACCTGAATACTGCGACACAGGCGCGCACTGGCGATGCCACCTCCGCGTTTAACAAGACTTACGCGGATGCGCCAAATCAGACGTTCACGGATATGAATGTTATCATCGAGCCGTGGGCGGATGGCGAGCTGTATGACAGCATTATCAATGCCGCCAACGTCACATGGACTGCTACGGCAGATGCCAATGTTTGGGTGGCTGCGACTGGTTTGCAGCACGTATTCGATTACAGTAACATGGATGGCCGGAAGGTCGCACGTCGCGTTGCCACATACTTCGGCACGGCGGTTACCAACGCAACTGCCGCTATCGCCGCCGTCAACGCGCTGTATGGCACAACTGCCAACAAGACCGATGCAACCGGGACGAACTACTCGCTTGGTGCCCTTGCGTTCGATACCGCAAACAATCTGACTTATCTGCGGCTTTGGGATAATCGCAGCCCGAACAGTGACGCCAATCTGAGCATTACGCGCACGTCAATTCAGGGGCTGCACTTCAACTACAGCGGCGCGGCGCGATCGGTCTATATCACCGGCCTTGGCCACTATGGCGGTTCGGGCGGTCTGCGTATCGCCACCAACGGCGTTAAGCCAACTATCATCTTTGACAGGTCGCGGTTCTGCGGCGGTCTTGGCGCAGGCGCTTTGTCGATCGCAGGATCGTCCGATACGGTCGATGGTGGTGATATCCTTAGCCATGAGTGCTCGGCACACGGGGCGATCAGCGACGGCTTCAACTACCAGTCGCAGTTCCGCATCATTGAGCTTGATTGCTGGGGCACTTGGAACGGCTGGAATACGGCGCTTAGCAACAACGGCTCGACCGTCCATTGGGGCTGCAAGATCGTCCGCAAGGGCGGCGTGTATATCTGGAACCAGGACAGGTCGGTTCACGATGTGGGCGACACCTTTATCTGGATGATGGGTGCGCAGTCTGGCAGCCGCCGCCCGGCGGGTGATGGCACCGGCCTTTCGATCGCGTTCGCTTGTGGCCATCAAACGGAGGTCGGCGTAACGCAGACGTGGATTGATGGCGTAACGGTGTTCAACACGCCTGAGTTTAACACCGCCTGCTATACTGACGATACGCTGCGATATGCCAACCTGACGTTCATTCCCACGGCAGGTCCGGGCACCGGGACCGTTGTGCCGTATTCGGCATGATCCTTCAGCTAGAAAGCGAGCAATAACATGGCCTACATCGTTCTAGATCCGAACACCTATTACGATCCTCGCAAGCCGATCGTAGCCGAACCCGGCGACGTTCTCGACTGCCGGCAGATGTCGCCCGAAAACGGCTATTTCGGCACTGTTAACGTCGATCTGGAAAGCGGCATGGTGACGTTGGAAAATGCCGTTTTCGCAATCAAGGGCTTTCACACCGTGGAAACCTCGCCCAACGGCGGCTGGTATGTCGGCACCGACGAGGCGGACGATTTCCGCAGCAACGCCGATGGGCGGCTCTATGCCGATTACATTGAGGCCAAGGGTGGTGATGATAAGCTCTCCGCCGTTTCGCCTCTCTCGATGCTATTCGGTGGTGCGGGCAAGGACACCTTCACCACGGCCATCAAGACGGTGACCATCCCGGCACGCTATCCGATGAACGTGGCCAAGCGTCGGCCGTACACCGCCAAGGAAGCCAAGGCGGCTGGCGTTGCTATCATTCCCGCACGGACTATCACTACAGATGCCGTGAAGGATGCGGAGCCGGGCGAGGCCGTAACCAAAGGACCGATTAGCTAATGGCACAGGTTATCCGCGCAGGATCATCGGTTCGCATCATCTCTGAGGATGGCGATGCCGCTTCCACCCAGCTTTTCAAGGCGGGGCTGATCGCGGAAGACACTGTGCAGGCGATGGATTCATATTTGGTGTCCGGCAAGTCTGACCTAATACCTGTTAACTTGCTGGATTACGTGCTGGCCAACGGCGGCTCGACGGATGGCGAACTTGCAGCTGAACTGGCTCGGTTCCAGGCGGCGGTGAACGAGTGCGCCGCCAGCGGGCGGGCGCTGTATATGCCTAGCACGGACAGGTTCATCCTCATTCGCGGCACCGTCGTGGTGCCGGACGGCGGCATCAGCATTATCAGCGACGGGTGCAAGATCATCTCGCGTGCAGATGCGCCGGTGTTCAGCTTCGTCGGTAGCGCCCGCTTTCTGTCGGTAGGCAACTTTAATGTGGAGTTCCAACTATCCACTCCGCCCACCGCAGCATGCGCCGTTCACTTTGCGGCGGATGGCGGTTTTGTGGATTATTCAAAGTTCCACAATATCAGCACCTTCGGGGCCATTGCCACCATCATCTCCGAAAAGACGCCTCGTACCACCACCTTCGGGCTGGAGGGTAACGTCAACTGGTGCGTCTTCGATCGGCTGATGGGCTTCGGCGGTTCGCAGCTTCAGCGCAACGTGACGTGGTTCAAGAAGGGTAGCGGCACCGGTAACGTGTGGAGCGACACGACCGGGGATCTTGGCGACAGCGTGCGCGCATCGTACCATCGCTTCGACGGTGCCGGCTGTGTGGTGGGCGATACCATCGTCATCGGTGGGCACTATTCCAAGACGGCGCTGACGGTAACGGGTGAGTGCTGCGCTTACGAAGTCGCGGCGGACACCGTGTACCGCTCCAACATCACCCTTAACGGTTGCCAGACCGACAGCCGCATGGATCGGGTGTTCCGTTTCCTGTCAAATACGATCAAGTTCCACAACATCACGCATCGCGGCAACACGATCGGTGGCGCTACGGTGCTGGGGATCGACGTTCCGCTAATCACCGGCCGGATCGATGATCGGGACGCGCTGGAATGGTCGGGCGGTACGGAGCCGTTCGATACGGCGGCAACGGGTGCGCAATCGCAGGCGGTGTGTAAGGTCACGCTGCTGCCGTTCAAGGCTGTGCGCTTGACGCTGACTGCTTCCGGGCTGGTTGGCGGGGCATCTGCTGGCACAGCGGTGAAAGTCATCTCGCTACGCGCCAGCGACGTGGGGCTGTCGAACGCCGTGGTATCCACCTCCTCCGAACCTGCTGGGTTGTTCGACTTCTCCGTGTCCATCGCCGGACTGGTGGCTACGATCAGCGTGACGTTCTCGCCCACGGTGGCGGGGTCTTCGGTGTCCACCAATTGGGAGGGCAGGGGCGTCGGCTTCTGCATTGAGAGGCTGACTTAATGCCCTCCATTCCGCTCGCCCTCAACGCCTATCGCCGGCAGGCGTCGTATCTGCCGGAGGTGGTTTGCCGGAACATGGTTCTGGAGGCTGACAAGTCCGGCGTTTCGCCGGACAAGACGTTGCGCGTCCAGCGTCCGGGGCTGGTTCTGTCGCGCAAGTTCGATGGCACTATCCGGGGGCTGGACGTTCGCACCGCCACAGGCCAGCAGATCGCGGTGGCGGGAAGCGTGCTGTACGTGGATGCTGCAGCGGCGGGTGATATCGGAGGCAGTGAGAATGCGCCACTGGTGTCCAACGCCTTCGTCCAAGCGATCCTTGGCGGCACGCAAATCTATTTGTACGATACAGCCTTGACGGCTTTGGCCATGCCTGATGCCCGCGCCGTGCAGGACATCGACCAGCTCAACGGCTACATCCTTGCGCTCTGCCCGGATGGTGTGTTCTACTGGCTGGTTCCTGGTGAATCCACGATCGATCCTCTGGACTTTGCGGATGCCGAATCCCTGTCTGATGGTGGCGTTGCGATCCGGCGTCTGGGGGATGAGTTCTACATCTTCGGCAGCCAGACGATTGAGCCTTGGCAGGCAACCGGGGATTTGAACGCACCGTTCCAGCGTGCCAGTGGGCGGCTGTACGAGCGTGGCTGTCTGGAACGCGACACGGTACGCCGCTTCGACAATTCGATCCTCTGGGTAGGCGACGACTGCCAGGTGTACCGGCTGGGTGCTGTGCCGCAGGTGGTGTCCGATCCTGGCATCGCAGAGCGCATCCGCCTGCGCACAGGGCGCATGTCCGCGTGGGTGTTTAGCGCCGACAGTCACAAGTTCTACTGCCTCCGCATTCCAGGGCAAGGCACCTTCGCCTTTGATGCCTCTACCGGCGCATGGGCCGAGTTCGCTACGTTGCGGGAAGGTGTGTGGGCACCGATGGTGGGCTATGAAACTGGCGGCGTCACCTATGCGGGCGGTGCCGATGGTGAGATATGGCGCGTAACGCCGGATGCCGCCGATGATGCCGGTCTAATGATCGAGCGGATAATTACGGGCACGGTATCCGTCACCGGCCAGAAGCCGCGCAATGATAGCTTCTCGATCATGGCGGCTGGCTCTGCGGACTTCACGCTGCGGGTGCGGTGGAAAGATGGGCAGGATGATTTTCCCGATTATTACGATGAGCTGTCGGTATCGGCACCATCTGATATCGTGGACTTGTACCGCCTCGGCCAACCGGATCATCCGTTCCGCACTTTCGAGATTAGTGTGGTCGATCCAGTGCGCGTGACCATCTTCGGCGCGATGGTCAACGAGGGATGGGAGTAGGATGGTCAACCCGGTCAAGACCGCCAAACTTCAGCAGACCCAGCCTATCGTGGATTCGGAGGGCAGGCCGTCCACGGCGTTTATGCGCCTCATCAATGGCAACACCGATAACCTTGCTTACGCGCTCAACCAGATCCTCTTGCTGCCACAGATCCAGGATGCCTTGGCAGCGTTGGATGTCGCTACGGCTGCGGCACAAGCTGCGGCTGCGGCTGCCAATGGGGCTGCCGGCGATGCGGCAGCGCAGGCGGCAGCAGCACAAGCCCAGGCGGACGCACAAGCACGCGAAGCGGCACTGGTCAACTCCTACATCGATCCCGGTTCGGTCCTGTCATCTAGTCCCACCACCATCTCCATCATGGCGCATACTCGCATTTACGGCGATGGCACGTCGGCTCCGGTCAATGCTGGTTCTGTGGCGGCTACTGCAACGGGCGATACGGATTACGTCTTCTACTCCGATCCGGCGCGCGGTGGCGGGCCTGTGACGTATCAGGTTAGCACGGATGCTCCGGTGCAGGGTGGGGATATCCACGTGGTGGGGGCGGTGACTATCCCTGCGGCGGGAACTCAGCCGGGTGGGCAGGGACCGCGTGCGCCGGGTTACGTGCAGCCGTGACATCGGTTTCGGCATGTGCTAGTGTGGTAACAGGATACCGCTGCCTCGGTACGGAAGGGCGATAATGGGCTTGTTCGGTTCTATCTTGGGCGGCATTACTGGTCTTGCGGGCGCTGCTGTTAGCGCCAAGGCCAGCAAGAAAGCTGCCAATACCCAGCTCCAGGCGCAGCAGCAGCAAATTGCCGCCACTACCGCCAATCGCGATTATCAGTATGGCCTGAACGCCCCTACGATCGAAGCCGGCAACAATGCAACTGGTACGATCCAAGGCTTGCTCAATGTCGGCGGCGATCCAGCAGCGGCCAAGACGGCGCTAGATACCTTCCGCGCATCCTCTGGTTATCAGGATTTACTCAGCACAGGCTTGGCGGCTGTTAACAGCAATGCTTATGCGCGTGGGCTGGGTAACTCGGGCTCTGCGCTGAAGGCGCTACAGGCCAAGGGATCGAGCATTTCTGATAGTTCTTTGCAGGGCTACATTGGCAACCTGAACAATCTTGCTAGCGCGGGTGGGAACGCGCTCAACCGCGTGGCCGGAGTTGGCAACAATTCTACCGCAATGATTAACGATGCCACCCAGACGGGTGCCAATGCGCAGAACGCGGGCACTTTGGCGGGCGCAAACAATGTCAATGGCACGCTACAGAGCCTCGCCAATTTGGGCGCTTCGGCGTTTGGTTCTAGCTATGCACCGCAGACAGCGCAATCGAGTGGGATCTACGCCAATTCGCCTACGTTGCAGGGATTGGTTGCACCGACTGCCGGACAGGCAGCGCGTAATCCGTGGGCAGCTTGGTAATGGCACAACAGTTCGACTTTTCCACCAAGCAGTTTGACCCGCTCCAGGCGCTTCAGATGTACGGCCAGTCGCGCACCCAAGCCGTGCGCAAGACGGCCCTTCAGTCGTTCGCGGGTGGCGATGCCAGCGGCGCACGTAGCATGGCGGCGCAAGAGGGAGACTTTGACCTTTATGGCAAGATCGGCTCGCTTCAGGAAAAAGAACAGCAGCAAGTGGCAGCACAAAGCAAGGCTTTGGCGTCCTTGGCGGCTGGATTGCAGAGCGTGCCTGCCGAACAGCGCCAGCAGGCGTTCGCAGCCATTGCGCCCCGTCTTCAGGCGCAGGGTTTCGATGCGGAAGATCTAGGCGCTATCAAGCTGGATGATGCAAGCTTGAGCGGATACACCGCGCTCGCCACCGATATCGACAAGGCGATGGCGGCAAAGTACAAGGCCGCAGAGCCGTACACGCTTGCTCCCGGCGCGCAGCGTATGCAGGGCGGTCAAGTCCTCGCCTCCAACGCGCCGAATGATCCTGAAACGATCCGCACTCTGCGCGCAGCCGGTATCGATCCAGAATCAGCAGAAGGTCGCGCGGCTATTCTTGGCCATGTCAACCCGTCGCAGTTCATGGAGTTCGGTTCTGACGCTACTGGCCGTCAGCTTATCCAGACGCGCGGACAGGGTGTTGGTGGCGGTGGTGGCGCTCCCCTTAACGTGCGCAACAACAACCCCGGTAACATTATAGACAGCGCTTTCGCCCGGTCGCAGCCCGGTTATCAGGGCAGCGATGGCAAGTTCGCTATCTTCTCCGATGCCAATGCCGGACAGGGCGCACAGCACGCCTTGCTCAACAGTTACGTGCAGCGTGGGTTTGACACTCCGTTGGAGATTGCCAGCCGTTGGGCGCCATCGGGTAGCGGTGAGGGCAACAATCCTCGCGCTTATGCCGGCATGATTGCATCGGCGCTGGGTATCGGCGTCAACGATAAGGTCAGCCCGCAGCAGATCCCTGCCATCGCTCAGACTATTTCTATGGTTGAGGGCGGCACTGGCGGCACTGCACAGGCGGGGCCGCGTGTTGTGGCCTCTTTGGCTCCTGTTGCGGATCAGAGCGCTGTAAAGGCGGCAGCCAAGGAAGAAACTGCCAGCCGCAAGGAGCTTGTTACAGCCCGTAAGGAGTTTGCTGCACTTCCGGAAGTGAAGAACTTCAACACCATTCGTGGGCAGGTGCGGCAGATCCGCGAGCTGGCTAAAAAGCCAAACGCTCAGAATGATATTGCCATGATCTTTTCGTATATGAAAGTTCTTGATCCCACCTCTGTCGTCAGGGAAGGCGAGTTTGCGACAGCGCAGAACGCTACTGGCGTGCCGGATCAGATCCGCAATATGTACAACAAGGCGCAGAATGGCGAGCGTCTTAACCCAGAACAGCGCAAGCGCATGACGCAATCGGCTGGCACAATCTATGCTTCGCAGCGCGAGATATATAACGAAACTGCCGGACGGTATCAGAATTATGCAAAACAGGCCGGGCTTGATCCTCGGCAGGTAGCGCCTCGCGCCATTCCAACGCCCCGCGATGTTCGTTCGGCCCTACCCACTGGGTGGAAGGTAAGGCGCGTCAAATGAGCCAGACCTATAAGGCTACCGCTCCTAACGGACGCACCTATGAGTTCGAGGTGCCAGACGGCACTTCGGAAGATGAGATTTCGTCCTTTGTCCAGAACAATTTTGCGGAAGCTAAAGGTCGGCGCACGGTATTTGCCAAGGGCGAGAAACCGACTTCGGAGCAGATGAACACGCCTGAAGGTCTGGCACAGGCCCGCAATCTTGTGCGGGGCGAGCCGGGCGCTGAAGATCTGATGATGCAGGGGGCCACGTTCGGGCTTTCTGATGAGGCGTCCGGGGTGGGCAACGCCATCAGCAACGCCATCACTGCGCCTTTCAGCTCCAGCGTCGATTTCGATCCCGTGGGCGCGTACACCACCGGCCGCGATGCGGAACGTCTGCGCTTGGATCAAGCCCGCCAATCTTCCGGCTGGGGCGGAACTGCCGCTGAAGTTCTGGGTGGCTTCGCCGGTGGCGCTGCACCTACTGCGGTAGGGCAAGGTGTCACGTCCCTTATCTCGGCGGCGCGTGGGGCTGCGCGCACTGGCGCTATTGCTGGCGCGGTTGGCGGCTATGGCTACGGGGAAGGTGGTCTAGGAAGCCTGATCCAGTCCGGCGTTGGAGCGCTTGGCGGAGCGGCCATAGGCGCGGCATTGCCCGTGGCTGGCAAGGTCATCGCTAATCGTGCTAGCGCGGTCCAGAGGCTTGTTAGCGGCGATCGTGGCGGCATTGCGCGACAGGTTGTGGGCGAAACGCTGGCACAGGACGCGTCTTCTCCACGCGCGGCTGGCGCTATGGTTCAGGCGGCGCAGGATCGTGGCGTACCCATGATGTTGGCAGATACAGGGGAAAATGCGCGTGGGCTTCTGGCCTCGGTTGCACGCCGTCCGGGAGCTGCCCGCACCATCACGCGCGAGGCTGTAAACGAGCGGCAGGGAGCGCAGGGCGACCGGGTGGTAGGAGCCATCTCCCGCGACCTAGGAGCCATCGGCAATCCCGACCAGATCTCGGATGACCTGATGCGTAACGCCTCCCGTGCCGCAGCGCCGCTGTACGAGCAGGCTTACGCTACCCAAGTCGATATGACGCCAGAGCTTATTAGCGTTCTGGAAACTCCGGCGGCGCGACAGGCGCTGAATAAGGCCCGCACGATTGCCGCCAACGAACGCCGCGATCCCACGGCGCTTGGCTTCGATACAGACGAAGCTGGCGAAACGATTCTAACGCAAACTCCATCCATGCAAACGCTGGACTTGGTGAAGCGCGGGTTGGATGATGTTTTGGAGGATGCGCGCGATCCTGTCACGCGCCGCCTGCCACTCACTTCTACAACGCGCGCTATCCAGGGCGTCCGGCAGGATTTGCTTAGCCAGTTGGATCAGATAAGCCCAGATTATGCTGCGGCGCGTGCTGTGTTCGCAGGTCCGGCAGGTCAGCGTGATGCGCTTATGCTCGGTCGGGCTTCGCTCAATGCGTCGGCTGATGATATCGAGCGTGCCACTACGCCGTTGAATGAAGCAGAGCGGGAGCAGTTCGCCCTTGGATTTCGCGCCGCGATGGGCGACAATCTCGGCAGGGCTGTGGACGGTGCAGACAAGGTAAACCGTCTGTTGGGCACACCTCGCAAGCGGGCATCTCTGGCACGCCTGTTCGGCGGCAGCGAGAACTTCGATCAGTTTCTTGCCACGATGGCGGATGAGCGCGCTACCAACGAAACGTACCGTTCGGTTATGACAGGATCGCAGACAGCGGAGCGTTTGGCGGCTGACGAGACCACCAGTGACACCGGGCTTATCGAAAGCGCGGCTGGATCAGCGCTGCGGCGTGGCGGAAGCGTCGTAGGTATGCTTGGCGATGCACTGAAGGCGATGGGAGAAGTCGGCCGCTTCGGAGCGGGACAGGCCGGGAACGAGACGCGCGAGAGCGTCGCAGCGCTGCTTACGGAGACGGACCCTGCGGTCCTCCGTGACTTGCAGAGGGCTATTCGCCAAGCGGCTATTCAGCAGCGCTTGCGGGGGCGGGCAGTCAACCGCATTGGCGGCAGGGTTGGCAATGTTGGTAGCCGTGCTGTGGTTGGTGCTGCGGAATCTGTTTCTAGCAAGCCGGGCCAATAGCGTGTACATGGGCTACATGGTAACAGGATACCTCACCAATGGCTAGCGCGCCCTGCATCACGGTCCAGTTTCCCGGCACTCCGGTGCAGAACTTGCGCTCGGTGTTGAGTATCGCCCTGTTGCGCCTGATCCCGTCTTCCACGCTGGAGGATGGCGAGAACGTCATTGTCCAGTATCGCTCCAACCCGGACGACGGCCTGGGCAACGTCTATTACTGGGATGCCTCCTCCGTCGCCAATGACGATGGCGTAACGATCGTCCGCCCGTTCGATGTCCTGCCATTGCAGGCGGGACGGTGGACCGTCTTGCTGGATCTGTATCCGAAGATTACCCCCATAGGCGCTACCCCCGATGGCGTCACCAATTCCCGTGCTGCCTTTGCCGCTGCGGATGCTGTTGCGCCCATTACGATATCCCCCGGCCTGTACCTCATCGGCTCCAACATCACGCTTACTCGCCATGTCACTTTCACGTCGGGCGCTCGGCTGGTTATTCCCAGCGGCGTCACCGTCACCTTCTCCGGCGGCATGACAGCCCCCGATATGCAGGTGTTCAATATCTCTGGCACCGGGGCTGTGGCGGGGCTGGGTGAGGTTGAGGTTGCATGGTTCGCGGGCGATCTGCGCAATACGCTAACCAATTCGGTGGCGGCGGTTCAGCGGGCGGTTAATGCCGCTATCGATGGCGGGCTGGTTCGCTGGCGGGGTAGCTACGCCACCAACGGTGATGCGGCGATCAGCGTGTCCCGTGGGCAGGTTATCGAAGGTTCCGGCACCTCTAGCGCACTGACGTGGACAACTGCCGTCTGCGCTGGCTTCCGGCTTAGCGGCGCTTCCTTCCCCACCGTCAAGGGTATTCGCTTCGCCCTGTCAGCGATCGACATCATTCCGGCATCCGGGGTGGCGGTCAAGATGGAGGCATATGGGTCGCACGTCGAGGGTTGCTATTCGACGCATTGCTACATCGGCACGCACCACACCGCTCAAAACCAAACGGTTCGCGATTGCCAGTTCAACGGCGCTACGTGGTCCGCCGATTGGGTGGACAACGTGCCAAACATCCAGATCATCGGGTGCGACAGCAGCGCGTTCTCCGATTGGTTCGATCTGTCCTCGACTGCCGGGTTTCAGCCGGGAGAAAGTCTGTCGTGGCCCGGTCCTGGTGGCGGAACTTACGGCGGCTCCTACGGCTACACCTGCTCCAGCACGCGATGCAAGGTGGTCGTTAACGATGTCCTCCCGGCCCCTGGAGCAGTCATCACGGGCGGAACGTCTGGCGCTTCGGCTACGCTCACCTCTCGCGTGATTGGCCATCTAGGCGGCGGGCTACGGATGCAGGGCAACGCGGCCGGCTGCATTCTTACCGGCTCCTCTTGGGCGGCTGGCTGGCAATCGCTTTATATGTTCGCCACTACCAACGCGCATGGTAGCCGCCCTGAATATTGCGAGTTTTCTGCTTGCTATTTCGACTTCGCGTATACCGGCGCAAACATCGATGGTGCGGCTGGCCACAGCTTCACCTCTACATGGATCAACGGTCGTCAAAGCAGCGGCCTTAACCTGATCCGCGACACGCATTCCAAGTTCATCGGCTGCAATTTTTCCGGTTCTTGGGAAAACGGTGTCCTGTTGGGTGCCGGCAGCAAGAGCGCGATCTTCACCGGATGCACGGTGGAAGGTGCCAACCGCTCCAACAATAGCAAAAGCGGGATGTACGCCATTGGCGGAGCAGCCGACTTCATCATCACCAGTTGCCGCATCGGCGGGCAAACCGCTTCAGGGTACGGTGGCATCCAGACTTATCCTGTCACTGTCGAGGTTGGCTGCACGGGATATATCATCCGTAACAACCGCATCAGTGAGAATGTGAACAACACGGTGCTGGACGGCGGTGGGGGTGTTACCAAGTCGGTAGGGGATAACATATGACGGTCACACTGGATCAGTTGCAGGCAATGGCTATGGCGCAAGCGCCGGCGTTGTTCCATGCGCGGAATACGGAGCCTGCATTGGACCAAGCGCGCAAAAACGTGCTACAGCAGATCCGGGCCGGCTTGATCGCAGCCGGTCTTGAAGTCGAAACGGTGGAGGCAGAAAATGAGTAAGCCCAAGATCCCGGATGAGGTCAAGGTCAGCAAGCCTTCCCACAAAGGACCGTCCACATTCGGCGGGGGCATCCCTCCCCGTCCACCGCCCAAGCCGCCTGAACCCGACATTCCCACGTAATGCACCTTATCGCCGTTCTATCCGGTGTGGCGTGTGCCGGGGCAATCGCTCTGGCACCGCTATCCCCAAAGCGTGACCGCCGGGACTGCATGTTTCTGGCGGTCACGCTGCTTGCGGCGTGGGCGGTATCCAACGAAGCGTGGCTGCTGGACTCGCTGGAGAAGCTAGCTGTGATGGATGGTGCCATTTTGGCGCTGTCTGTTGTGTTGATCCGGCACCACCCAAGCGGTTGGCGGCTGTGGTTTGCCGGCATGGCCCTCGCACAGATGGCCTTGGATATGCTATACGCTTGGAATGGCCCGGCTTTCTACCCTGTATATTGGGTCTTGTACGATCTCACCTTCCTGGGTGAGATTATAGCCGTTGGATGGGGAGGCGGGGTGAATGTTCTGGTGGCTCTTAGGCGCGTCTTTCGTACCTCTCGCATATTTCTACCGTTCAAGCTGGTTCAAAAGGTAGGGGCATGAACGGTGACCATCCCTGGTGGGCAAACTTGTATCTGATGTTCGCAGCCTTCTGCGGATCAGTCACTTCGCTCAGCTTGATGCAGTGGAAAACTATGGAGCGAAAAGAGGTGATGCTGACACTGTTCGTCGGCACCACCTTCTCCGTGTTCGTGGCTCCATTTATCGCCGCAGCGGTTTTTAACATAGATATCGAAAAACTGCGGGCGATGTGTTTTGTGATGTATGTTGGCGCGACTGGTGCCAACGCCTTTCTCCCTGCGATCATTAAGCGGATCGTTCGTTTTTTCAAAGGAGATGCAGAATGACGATCTTTATCGTCGCAAACTGCCTGCTCCGTGCCGTGCTTTCAATCATGATGGCCCTGTGCATCGTGTGGTTCGATAGCTGGCTATCTCGCGCGGAACGTCTGGGTATCGGCATCATGGGCGGAACCGGGTTGATGACTGTGCCGGTTATCTACATGACAGCCAAACATATCCCATCGCCTTACGATGGTTGGGCATCTCTGCTGTTCACTGTCGGCGCAATAGTCTTTTTCTCAGGCTGGATGCACCGCAAGCGCACGCATGATCTGGCCAATGACCGGGCAGCGCGGGAAGCGCATTCATACTTAAGCAGCAGGGGGAAGATATGACTTATACCCTAGGCCAAGCATCGCTCAAGGAGCTTGCTGGCGTGCACCCCAAGCTAGTGGCGGTGGTCAAGCGAGCTATCCAGATCACGACGCAGGATTTCTCCGTGCACGATGGGCTTCGCACGATGGAGGAGCAGAAGCGGTACGTCGCCACCGGCGTCTCCAAGACGATGAACTCCATGCACCGGACCCAGCCGGACGGCTACGGTCACGCGGTCGATCTGGTGCCCTACATCAACGGCAAGCTGCGGTGGGAATGGCCCGCGATCTACCCGATTGCCGTGGCAGTGCGAGAGGCGGCGCGGGAACTGGATGTTGATATCCGCTGGGGCGGACATTGGGGACGGTTGGGCGACATTGCCGCCACCTCGCAGTCGATGAACAAGGCGGTGCAGGATTACGTTGCTGCGCGTCGTAAGGCCGGCAAGTCGGCGTTTATCGACGGCCCTCATTACGAGTTGGCGTGATGACAGCCCGCGAACAGCTTATAGCCTACCTTGCTACACTAGGCGCTCTAGTGCTGGTGTTCTTGGCGGCTCTGGTGGCTATCGCTTTCGGCGCTGATGGCGCAACGATCGGGCAGGCGTTCGGGCTAGGGACTATCACCGGCGGATTGATCGGCGTGCTTCGCATTCCTTCTTCGCGAAGTGTTACGATCGACAATGCTCCTGGCGATCCTGTGCCGACCACAGAAGCCAAAGGCACCGCCCCAGGAGACTATCGTCCATGATGATCCCCAACCTCTACCTCCATGCCGCCATAGGGGCGCTTGTGGGTGCCGTGGCGTTCTATGGTGGGAGCCAGCACGAACACCGCACCCACGTTGCACGCGAAGCTGCGGCGGCTGCGCGTATCGAGAAAGCCAAGGCGAAGCTTCAGGATGCGTTCGACACGGTGGCCACTCGCACCGTAGCCGATCAACAGATCCAAACCCAAACTTTCACGGAGATTCGTCGTGTCGCAGGCCCGATCGTTTACCGCAATACTAGCGTGTGTCTGCGGGGTGACGATGTCAGCCTGCTCGACCGTGCCCGCGATGCCGCCAACTCCTCCGCGCTTGCCCGCGAATCTGATGGTGGAGCCGCCGCTGTTGCCGGCGTTCCCCCGCAACGCTGACGGCTCGATTAGCGGCGGACAGTGCCTTATGGGCGCGATCGATCTGTACGCTGCCGCCGGGGCTATGCGGGTGCAGTTGATGGGGCTGATTGAGGCGGAGATGGCGAGGCAGGGCCAGAGATAGCTACCGCTTGTCGCTCATGGATTAACGACAAGACAACTTGTGTATCACCAAAGGGCATTTGACGATACACAACGCCATCACTCACCCCCTTCCCGGCCACCGGCAGGGCGAGCGGCGCGGAGTGCAAGCCATTCGTAGAACTCGGGCCATTCGTCCAGGCTGCCCATACGCCACGATCGCAGGAAGGTGTCCGGCTCTGTGCATAGATTGTAGTCCAGCGCGAAATCAATCGCCTCGCTTGCTGTGCCGTGGTCACCGAGCGGGCGACCAGTGCGTGGGTCCATCATCTCCACCGTCGGCTCATCCGGCTCAGCGGGCGGAAGGGCGCGGATGGCGGCGGCGATACGATCCATAGCATCGTGATCCGCGTCCCAAGCCAGTTCGTTTCCGACCATCGGCTCTAAGTAGGCATACAGTGCCGCCCGCTCAATCCCGTCTCTCTCGCTCACGATCCGGCTCCATCTAGCAACCTGAGACCTTCGGCTATCGTGAAACAGTGCGCGGCTTTGGCGGCGGCGTCCCAATCCATAAGAGGCCAATCTTCGATCGATCTCTCCACTAGAACCTGACCGCGCCGCATCCACGATGCTACGTCTGCGGCTTCGTCACCCCTGCCTTGGATTTCGGGCAACGGTCGTGGGTCGAACATTCGGCCGCTCACGATCCGGCTCCATCGGTGTGGAGGGCGTCTCGGGCGTCTGCGAGAAGGAAGCGCTCACGCTCACGGTCAAGCGCTCGGAACCAGCACTGCCATACGATGGTGTCCGCAGCCTCAGCATCCCCCGCCGCGTCAAGACGCGCGACCACGGCGGCAATATGGGCGTTGTTGGTGGCGCGATGTTTGCTGATCGACGGCACTCGGCCAGCGAATTGATCGATAGCCCGCTTTATCGCCCGCCACTGTGGATCCGGCTCACCGTTTTCAGGCGGATCGATCGGGTCTTCTTCCCGCGCCGAAACTCGGGCCTCGGCGGCGATGCGGTGACGGGCAACTGCACTGGTGGCATCATCCAGAGACAACGAGCAGTCATCCTGGATAAAAGCCGCGAGCAACCGATCCTCCTGCGTGACCGTCACCACCGCGCGCGTGTCAGGATTGGGCATGGCTTTCGCGAGGCGGTGATTTTCACTCGCATTTACGGCTTCACCGGCCTCGATCAGGTCGCGCATCGTCGATTCACTCGGCATCGTCAGCCCCCGTGTTCATTGCAGCGAGGAAGGTGGCGGCAAGGTCATCGCCGTCGCCGTTCGTCTCGATCTTCCGCAGCACCCCCACCGCCGCTTCCAGCTTGCGTTCGGCAGCGAGGCGGGCTTCGTCAGCTGCACCAGCGTTGCGAGCCGCCACCTTGCGCAGTTCCGACAACGCCGCGTTCTTCTCCCGCAGCGCATCGATCTCGGCTGCGGCGCTGGCGTTGGCGCGGATGTACGCGGCAGCTTCCAACAATGCGTTGGCTTTTTCCGACCACGCATAGAGAGAAAGCTCCATCGAAGTGTTGGCAAGCTCCTCTGTCACGCGCTCCAACCGCCCCGCGATCTCCTTCGCATCGCCGGCAACCTTGGGGGGTGTGGGGCGGGTTTTCCAAGTCGCGATGCGCGCCATCATTTGGCCCGCCTGATATGTCGCCTCGCTCGCCCGTTGAACATCATCCGGACCGTGGGCAGGCCACATCATCATAGCCACCGAACCGCCGGCACGATCCCGGATATATGCTGCTCCGTTATCGTCGGCAGGTTCAACGAGCGTCCATGGGAATGGATAGTAGTGATCGACCAGCAGCAGATCGTCTGCGCTCGCAACCGCCACAATCTCGGGGGTGTCAGACATCATCTTGATCCTTTTGGAGTATCTGGCGGATGGCGAGGCCGAGCGGGGTGAGGTAAGTCCGACTGTCCTTGCGATCTGGTGCCCACGCGATCAGGCCGAGATCCATCAGCAGCCTGCCCGCATTAGCAAACGAGGATGGGTCGCGGGCTGGCTGCGGCCAGCCTAGGTTGCGATTGCCGTAGAGGTAGCCAGGCGTATGCCAGAACAAAGGCGACCATTGCGCCTTCGTCAGACCCGCCACGATAACAGCCATCTCCGCAGCGTCGGGGGTGGGGACCTCACGCTGCATCGGAGGAGCCTTTCGGCTCATGGCGGCGGTGGTGCTTAGGCAACTCCGCCCTCGGCCAATCGTCGTACAGACCGCCCAAGCATGGCGCGCAGTAGTCTCTCCAGCCGGCGTTTTGTCGCCGGTTCCGGTTGCGTGCGGCGACGCAAGGCCAACATGTCTTGTAGCGATCCGGTCGATGATCCCAGATCCCCGAGACTAGCTTGTAGGTGTGGCCGCGACTGATCGTGTTGCCGCACTCACAGCAGACATGATCCTTGCGGGCGACAACACGGCGCTGGGTGAAAGCGCTAGGGACCTCGCAATCACAGTCACACATCGGAGGATGCCTGTGCGAGAGCGGCGCGGGCGCAATCGTAGGTGATGGGCCGCACCAGCATTGCGCGTTGACGGGCAATCGTCTGCGGGTCCGGACCCCACAAGAACTCTCCGCTCTCAACGATGAAGGCGTCGATGCGGCCGCTATTGTCGCCGTACTCGCTTTTCATGCCGAGCGTGTCGCCAGCCCAGAACAGACCCGGCGGGCACTCCGCCAGCGCCATCAGCTCACCCGCGCTCACGACCGTGCCTTCCGTGCTTTGCGTGCAGCCGCGCTCTTGGCCCGACGACGGGCGCGCTCTGCTCGGCTGATGTCGCGGCGCTGGCCAGCCACGCTGGTGGCGTCGAAGAACACCGGATCGTATGTCCGGGTCATCTCGCCACACAGGACGTAGACGCCAGTCGGCTCGTTCGGCCGCCAAAGGTCCAGCGTACCGCTCACGACCGTGCCTCGGGCTGGGGTGCGAGTTGACGGATGGCGGTGGCGCGGTAGTGCGCGATCAGAGCTGGCAAGGCGTTGACGGCCGCGACAAAACCCTCAGCGTTGCTCTGCTCTGTCTCGCAGAAGTCGCCGGGTGCGCCGTTCTCAATTGTTGCGACCATGTATGATCGATCACCGCGAACCGCCGCGATGCCGCACCGCATGTCGTCGGTTGGGCTTACCCCTTTGACGACTTCTAACGGCCCCGGCGTCATCTTCGCCAGCAAAGCCTCAAGCTTCTCGACCTCCTCCCTAAGCTCCACCCGCTGGGGTGCGTCTTCTGTCGTTCCTGTATTCATCTTCATTCTCCTCGATCTCATTTTAGGCGGGCCACCCAACGCTCGCTTGAAAGGCCCGCCAGAGATAAGATCAGTAGGGCCAGTCCATGATGTCGCAGAACGGATCGTTGGGACGGATGCAGGCGGTTGCGGGCGCAACGGCGGTGAACAAGACAGCGACGGCGATTGCAAGCTTCAACATTAGGTAGGCTCCTAGTTCGGGGTCATCGCCATGAACGCCAGGGCGATGATGATCCATACCGCGCCGCCAAGCGAAGCAGCAAGGATGGCTTTCCACAAAGGGAAAGTTTTGGTTGGGGCGATCATGCCCCACGTCCGTATTTGATGCCGGCTAGGGCGCATTTAACTGAGCAGCCTTCGTCCATACCCCCTTGGAGAATCATGTTTACGATTCCAAGGCTACCTACATTACGCGCCGCAATTTCCCGCGCCTCAATCAGGTCGGGATCAACCGGCTTGGGGAGGAGGGTGGTGATGGCGCGGGCTTCGCTGAAGCGGACGCCGTAAATATCATCAGCCGCCATACCCCGCACCAACGCCACCATCCTCTCCACCACCTCATCCGATGGCCGCTCTACCGCCGGGATAGCAGTGGCGGGCTGGACGTTGCGGATGCGCCAGCCGTCCCAGCCTTTTATCATAGGCTTACCGTCCTCGCTCCATATGCCGGGAGCGTCGTCATCTGATTTGACGACATCGGTCCAATGGCCGTCCTTGTCGGCATCTCGATCATAGGTAAGCGCCACAACCCGACCATCCGTATGATAAGCCTCAAGCTTCCCAGACCAATCAACCACCACAAACCTCCTCATCCACAGTGTAAACCATCCCCAAATCATCCCGATCGACGTTGCCGGTGCCGTCGCAATCGGGGCACAGATCCTCCGTGGGAGCCGGCCCCGTGTCGCCCAGTAGGATACCATGCCCCTCACACGCCCAGCACCTTGCATCAAACTCCCGCTTGGCATCCTCCAGCTCCAGCGTGGCCTGTGCCAATTCCTGGACGCGGCCCGTGCCGGTGAGGTGGCGGACGGCGATGGTGGCGGTTAGGAGGCGGGTCATGCTGCTTTCCAGACTGCGTAGGAGACGCAGGCGGTGCCAAATGCGGCGAACAGTACAAAAGCTGCATACCATCCCCGGCCCTGATAAATTGCTTCGTAACCTTCAGCGATTCTTTGCAGGCATTCCAAGGCCAGAATTATTGCCCCTAGATACAGCATCATGTCACACTCTCCTCCGCTTCCCCCTCTGTATGCGTCCGGATCGGGGGTTGGGTCAATGCACATTTATCGCATTGCGCGAATTATTTTCGCAGGCTATACCGACGCCATGGACAGAAAAACCATCATGCAGGCAGTCGAGAGACGCGCCTTCGCCCTTCGGGTGCCCCTGTCCACCGTGTGCAAGGATGCGGGTGTCTCCACCAGCATCGCGTCGCGGTGGACTACAGGAAAGAACACCCCAAGCCTCGCCACCATAGCTTCGCTGGAGAAGCGGCTAACACAGATGGAGAAGGAATCGTGACCTACGGCCCACCATGCCCGTTCCGGGCTGCTGGTTATACATGGAAAGCCGGCCTTTACCCGCTGTCCCCATCGGGGCTGGAAATCATCGCAGAGCATAACGGCGTGTCCGTCGATCAACTGCCGCGCGGCGCTCGCAATTCGTCCAGCGCCTACATGCATAGCTGGATTGAGGCGCTAGGCGCTCGCAAGGCCTTAGGTTTGGATACGCGCCGTGATGGTCGGTGGATTCTACCGTCAGAAATTAACCGAGAGGACACCCAGCATGACCGAACCTGACGCGAATGGATGGTTGCCGATTGAGACGGCACCTAGGGATGGGACGTTAATCCTTCTTTGGAGCAAGGGTAGAGGGGTGCAGCGCGGTTTCCGATACGCCACTGGCAAAGAGTGCCACGTAGGACACCGAAAAAGAGGCATGCAGGCTACACATTGGCAACCAGATCCCCTCCCTCCCACACAGGAATCCTAACATGCCCACTAACCTAGCCTCACTCGAAAGCACGCTGGCGGATCGTCGGGCGCGGTATGGGGAGTTTGAGGATGTGGCGGATACCGGATTTAAGATCCGTACTGCCATCGCAGAACGCCGCAACAAGTTTGCCCCGGTGCAGGAGGAGGCGTTACACATGATCGCCAACAAACTCGCCCGCATAGCCAACGGCGATCCAAACTGCCACGATTCCTGGCATGACATTGCCGGCTACGCCACCCTCGTCGCCCAAACCCTCGAACCGGAGGCGGAGTGATGGGCGGGCGTCCTTTACGCGAAGCGCCGGCAGAGTTCGCCATCAAGGCGGTGGAGATGACATGGGATGAAGCGCGCAAGCATTGGGCGTGCGGTGCAGCTACACTGACACGATGGATGTCCGAAACAGGAGCAAAGCTTCGCGTTATCAACCCCGAACTTCGCGGCCATAAGCTGCGCCCCATGCCCAATGACTTCCGCAGATATGGACATGTCGAAAGCCTGAAGGCGCTGTGCGCCCGCTACACGACAGGCCCGGATGTGGTACGTCGGTGGCGGGAGGAGGTGGGAGCCAAGCCCCTGCCCATGAACAAAATGCGCCCCATGCCAGATGACTTTCGGGAAATGGCGGCAACGCTTCACAGGGAAAAATTGGCGGTACTATACCAGTGCGGGCAGCCTGTCTTGTCCAGGTGGTTCGCCGAATCGGGCGTGACACCCAAGGAATACAAAAATCCCGATCTGGGCAAGTTCTGGCACGGCCGAGCCACCGGGCTGGTGCCGGTTACACCCCAGCCCCAGCGGGATGCCACGGTTGCCGGTGAAGCCGCCGACTTCCTGCGGCGCAAAGGGTGGGTAGTGTTCCGGGCGAGGATCATCAGGACGGAAGCGCCCAAGGATGACTGGATAGTTGGTCGCCTCACCCTGCCCACCAGTGAGATGGTGGCACAGGCGGAACGGGGCGGGTTTGTGCGAAGGGATATGATGTGAAACACGTAGCAGCACTGACGATCGGGGCATTCGTGCTGATGATCGTCTATAGCATAGCCAAGCTGACTGTGAACTATCCTGAGACAGCAGGTAGGGGGCTTATTGCTCTCTGGTTCCTATTCGTGGCGTACATAATCGGCCGAGCGTATTTAGCCGTTCGCAGTGCAGGGAGATGATGTGATGTCTAGCGAGGATATGGTTGAGAGGGTGGCTCGGGCGATTGATGAAGCTACACTTAAGTATGTAGCTGGGTCAAATAATAGCCTTGACATACTTCGAACAATGCAGGCCCGTGTCGCCATAGAGGCGATGCGGGAGCCGACGGAGGGGATGGTCGAAGCTGGGTGGAAAAGCAAAAGCGATAGTGTCGATGGCCGACCTGTTTGGAAACTATCGGTAGATGTGCAGGCAAAGCACCAATACGTCGCAATGATCGACGCCGCCCTATCCGGCCCGCAAGATCCCCCACACCCTCTTTAACTCCACCTCCACCAACGGTCGAATAGAGGCGGGCAGCTTGCAGAGAAGCGCCCGCCTTTTCCGTGCCTGTGCTACTCAGCCACCGTGCGCAGCACAGCCCTAAGATCCGCGCGCAAGATGTCGCCGATCGGATCGTAACTGTCCTCCACGCCATATGCGTGCTGCAACGTCTCTCCGTCTGCCACACCCTGAAGGCGACGGCGGGCGGTGGCGAGGTCTGTGGTTTCTTCGGTCATTATAGCATCCTTAAACAAGAAAAGGCGCGCCTGTTACAGCGCGCCCAGTATGTTGGTGTTGGTGGCCTAGATGCCGACTGCTTCGCGGTACGTCTCGATAAGCGCGTCCTGCTCGTCGCGGGTGTGCTTCTCCAGCTTGCGGAGCTTGACCAGCGCCTTCATGGCCTTGGTGTCGAAGCCGGTGGACTTGGCCTCCTTGTAAACGTCGGAAATGTCGCTGGCCAATCCACTTTTCTCCTCATTCAATCTTTCTACCCGTTCCAGAAAGAGGCGGAGCTGGTCGGCTGCTACGGTATCGGTCATTTCGTGTTCTCCTGGTTGTACGGCTTGCGCTTGGTGGGTTGGGCGGCGTCTAGGATGCTCATGCCATTGCCTTTTCGTAACGAGATTTAGCCCAGTCGATTGCCTTTCTCATGGCGTCATCGGCTGTGGGGGCGAAGAAGCTGGAAACGTTGGTATGTCCCCAACTGAATGACACGCTGCGCTCGCCCGTTTTTTTGTAAACAGGGACGCTTGCCTGCACTACGAAGCCAGATATGCCGCGCTCAAACATGCGGCTAAAAATCTCATTCCAAGAGTCCCGTGCGCGGGTGCAATCACCCTCGAACAGAGCTTCGACGTCATCGTCTTCCCAGTGGCGTACCAGATCTTGCATGCCATCAGGCAACTTGCCCGCAGCCTCGAATGATTCCATCAGCCACTCTGGCACCTCTGCGTTGGGCAGTGGCCAGATCGCCTCGATACGAGTGTTAGCATCGTACAGGCGCGTTCCAATATCTTCGGTCACAGCTTCTTCTCCTCATCTGCAACAGGGGCGGGGTGAAGGCGGTAGGCTATCAGACGGGCTTTGCTTATTGGCAAAGGGCCATGCCATTTATGCAGCCCCGCTTTTTCGGCAATTTCACAATCACCATCCGACCATTTTACATCTACGAGACATGATCGCGGCACAGGACAATCCCCACCCCGCCACTCCACCCAGCCTGCCGCGATGTCTTCGGGGGTGAGGGTCATGACTCCTCCACGGTGCTGGAGGTGACAGTCACGCTGCGGATGTAGCCATCGCCAATATCCCAATCTACCTTGGCGCGGTCATCGAAGCCGCACGCTTTAATCAGGATTTCATCGATCTGCTCATCGCTAAGATCGACCGTAACAGTCCGTGTCACGCGCGTCGTTGTCTTGGACACCTTGTTCATCACCCCTTCTCCTGCTGGCGGGCGAGGAGGAGGGCGCGGGCCTCCTCTAGCTCGTAAGCCATGGCGAGCCAGCAATTCGCTCCTGCGGGCATCTCATCCAGCCAAGGATCACCATAACGAAGCACGTAGGCTCCGCCGGTTTCAGGCTGGACGATGGTGTATTTCTTTCCCTCGACATCGAGGCGCAAAAGGTCGCTCACCCCTCACCCCCATCCGTGCCGAGGGCGCGGGCGATGGCGGTGCGGGCGTCAGTTATCTCCGGGTATTCGTTGGGCGTGGCATGGGGAAAAAACTCCCGCATGACAGCCTGAAGCGCCTTCAGCGAATCCGGGGCTGCTGCGATGAGGCGGGCGTTGGCCGCGTTGTCTGGACCTTGAACTCGCGCGACGTAAATGCCGTCGTTATTCGATGTGCCGCCATCCGCATTGCTGCTGATAAGCGTCGTGTGGATACTCCCTGAATCCACTAGCACCCACGGCCCCGGCGTAAACCCACCCTTGCTTCCACTGTCCATCTCACCACTCCTTCTTCTGCTTCGGGGTTGCTTTTGCGCTCGATAATGATAGGGGTCAAGTGCATTTTCGGAAGGAACACGAACATGATGACCCTTGAGGAGATCCAGGTGGCTCTCCGGCACCACAAGATTGGCAAGGTTGCCGAGGCAGTTGGCATCAACCGAACCAGCATCGCGGCGATCATGAAGGACCGTTGCCATGAGCCTCGATACAGCACCGTCAAGGCGCTGTCTGACTACCTCAAAGCCAACGCGGTGGTGGGGTGACCGCGCAAAAGCTAGGCACGCTGGTTTGCACCCTGCCGATGTGCCCTACCTCCAACCACCTGTTTGCCACGGACTTCAAAACCAAGCGCAGGTTCAAGTCCAAGGAGTATTCGGCGTGGCAGAAGGTGGCCGGTACAGCGCTCCTTGCCGCGTGGGAGGAGCAGGGCAGACCGGTGGTGGGCCAACCGTGGAAGGCCTCCATTCGCGTCGGCTGTAACTATCGCACAGACATAGACGGGCGGGTTAAGGCGGTACTGGATCTTCTGGTCAAGACCATTCCAGGCTGGCCCGACGATCGGCACGTGGACCGTTTGGTTGTGACGCGAGGCGGCGAGATCGGCACGATGCTGGTGTCCGCTGCTGATTTTGTGGAGATTTGAGATGGAAACCATCGGCAACGGCATATTCGGCGTGGGCGACTGCTTTGAGCTTATGGCGAAGTTGGGGGATCAGAGTGTGGATATGATCCTCTGTGATCTTCCTTATGGCGCCACGCAGAATAAGTGGGACTCGGTGCTGCCGCTGGATAGGTTGTGGGCGGAATATTGGCGAGTTTGTAAGGGGGCGGTGGTGCTTACGGCAGCGCAGCCTTTTACGTCTGTATTGGTCTGCAGTGCTTTATCTAATTACAAATATGATCTTGTCTGGCACAAGAACAAAGCATCTGGTCAGCTTAACGCCAAGAGGCAACCTATGCGCGCGCACGAAAGTGTTTTGGTGTTTGGCAAGGGATCTTATAATCCTCAAATGACAGAGGGCCATAGGCCGGGCAACGCCGCTCACCAAAAGACGCAAAGCGATAACTATGGAGCGACTAAGGGGGCCTCTTACGGAGGCCAAACGGTTCGCTACCCCCGTTCGGTTTTGGACTTCGCTGTAGTTAACAATGACGATCCTGGCCGTATCCATCCCACCCAAAAACCCGTCGCCCTATTCGAGTACCTAATCCGCACCTACACCAACGAAGGCGACACCGTACTCGACAACACAGCCGGCTCCGGCACCACCGCCATCGCGGCAGAGAATGCCGGGCGGAAGTGGATCTGTATCGAGCGTGATGAGGAGTATGCGGCGAAGGCGATGGAGCGGATACGCAAGCACGTGGAGATCCTTATATGACCCCCTTCGATCGCCACAACATCTCGCATTTGTCAGCATCTAGCTTGAACCTATTTGTTGCTCAACCATCGTTATGGATGGCAAGTTATTTGCTGAAGCGCCGCACCGGCGTAGGGCCAGCAGCGCATCGTGGCACCGCGATCGAGTGCGGCGTGGAGGCGGGATTGTTCGATCCACATATGCCGGTGGCAGAGGCGCAGAAGTTGGCGGAGGCCAAGTTTCACACCCTCACCCGGTTCAGTGCGGACGCACGGATTGAAAAGGAGCGGGAGCTTGTGGCCCCGTCTGTCGAGGTGGCATTAGCCGAGTTGCGGCAGTACGGGGTTCCGGAGAAGCCGGAGAATGGACGGCAGCACAAGATCGAGGTGGAGTTGGGCGAGGGTTTGCCTCCTGCCTGGGGCTTCCTCGATTTCAAGTTTCAGGATCACGGCATCACCGTGGATCTTAAGACATCCTCCCGCGTCCCGTCTGAAATTTCCGTGCCACACAGCCGGCAGGGGGCCATCTACTGGAAACATCTGGGCAATCACCAGATCCGTTTCGCCTATGCGTCCGGTAAGCGTATGGCAGTGTACGCGCTTGAGGAACCGGCCATCCACTTTGCCGAGTGCGTAAAAATTGCACGGGCAATCGAAAGGCTATTGTCATTGAGTGACGATGGTGAGAAGTTGACCCGTGCGCTGTACCCCGATGCGACGTCATTTTATTGGGGAGACGCCAGCGCACAAAGCCTAGCAAGAGAGATTTGGGCGGACTAGCCCGAGTGGCTGACGACTGGCCTACGGTCGGGTTAACGAGCAAAGAGGAATGATGTCATGGGACTTATGCAGAGCAACACCGGCGGCGAGGGCGGTGGATTTAAGGTGTACTGCAAGTATAACGCCAAGGCGGGGCGCTGGTACACCAAGGAGGACAAGCAGGACGGCCAGGAGTTCGAGGTTACGAACCTGACGGCGGTGTTCGATCTTCAGAATGTTCGCACGGGTTGGTTTTTGTTCGCGGCTGGTACTGCACCGGCCAAGACGTTCGATCCGTCGCTGACGCAGGCCGCGACCAAGCCGGGAGATGGCTTCAAGCGCGGGTTCGAGGTGGACATCTTCAGCGAAAAGAACCTGGGCGGTGTGCGTGAATTCTCTTCCACCGCTGGGGTTGTTATCGACGCTATCAACCCCCTGTACGACGCATACACCGCTGCGCCAGAGGCGGCGCAGGGCAAGTTGCCGGTGGTCAAGTGCGCGGGCGTCACTCCGGTGACGAACAAGCACGGCACCAACTACCAGCCCAAGCTGGAGATCGTGTCGTGGGTGGATCGTCCGTCTGCGCTGGCTGACGGTGGCACCGCGTCCACGTTGGCCTCTACCCCACCCGTAGAGAAGCCCAAGGCACAGACCGTGGCTCCGCCGGCTCCTGTGGATGCGTTCAAGGAAACGGACTCTGACGTAGAGTTCTGAGCCAACCTAACAAAGCGAACCGGGCCTTTCGGAGAAATCCGGGAGGCCCTTTTCATTTATGTTGCGATGTGGTTTATAGGGCGGGTGGGGAGCGTTAGCCGACGCTCAACCCACCCTGACACCATCAGCGGGGAGAGGGCCGCTTACAATGCCTGACTTTACCCTACCATATATTGCGCCTGAGGCAAGCCTGTGAAGCGGCTTATCGAGATCGGGGCCATAGATATTGAGGCGATCAAGGACCAGTTCCCACTGGCTGATTTTGTCGCCAGTACCGTCGATCTGAAACGCAAGGGGCGGGCCTTGGTTGGCCTCTGCCCGTTCCACGGTGAAAAGACGCCGAGCTTCACGGTGTACCCAAGCGATCAGCGCTTCCATTGCTATGGCTGTGCGGCGGACGGCGATCTGTTCGACTTTGCCGAGCATATGAACAAGTGGACGATCCGAGAAACGGCCGAGCATTTGGGCATGGGCACCATCCCAACCTACACGCCCGACCGGATCGAGGAGATCCGCAACAAGCGCCTCGCGGCCGAAACCAAGGACGCAGAGGACCGTGCAAAGGTCATCACCCAATCGCAGGAAAGGTGGGACGCGGCTGTGCCCGTCATCCACCACCCGTATCTGGCCGCTAAGGGCATCCAGGCGCACGGTGCGAGGATCGAGGCAGACGGAACGCTCCTTACCCCGATCATGGGCCAGAACGGCGCTATCCAGTGCGTGCAAGGCATATCCGAGGAGGGCGAGAAACTGTTTCCCTTCCGTGGCACGGTATCGGGCGGCTTCCATATCATGGGCGGCAAGGTGGCCAAGGCGACCGAGCCTGTGATCCTGTGCGAAGGCTTCGCCACCGCTGCCTCTATCCAGGAGGCCACCGGCCGCACGGTGATCTGTACCTATAACGGCGACAATATGGTGAAGGTGGCCCGGTTCTTCGCTGATCGCTACCCCGGCCGGCAATGGCTGGTAGCAGGCGACGACGACCATTCCAATCAATCCAATACTGGATCGATTAAAGCCGCTGAAGCTGCCGCCGTCCTGAGTTGTCCGTATGTCCTGGCTGCGCACGACGGAGACGACGCCAACAGCGACTTCAACGATATGGCCAAGCTTTATGGGCTGGAGGCTGTGAAAACGTTGATTGTTGATGGCGTGACACCCGAGGGGGCGGAGCAGCAACCGGAAGATCCAAACGACTTCAAGCCTACCCCTTGGGTTGCAATAGACCCTTCTTCCATCCCGCCGCGTGAATGGCTGTTCGGTGATATTCTCGCCCGCAGTTTCGTGTCCGTGCTGGTGGCTCCGCCGGGCGTGGGTAAATCGATCCTGACGATTGAAGCGGCGATATCGATCGTACTTAAGCGGGATCTGGGGCCGTTCAAGGCCCACGAAAAATCCAAGGTCTGGATCTTCAATAACGAAGACCCGAGACAAGAGCTTAACCGCCGCATCTCCGCTTTCATTCTCGCCAACGATCTGGACGCTGCCAAGGTGGCGGAAGGGCTGTTCGTGGACAGTGGAGAGGAGCGGCATCTTCTGATCGCCAAGTATGATGAGGATCGCAACGTTATGCGGATGCCGGTTGTGGACCGTTTGATAGAGCATATCGAGCGCAACCAGATCGGGCTTCTCATAGTCGATCCGTTCATCGAGACGCATGGTGTCAATGAGAACGACAACGGGGCCATAAGCGCTGTCGCCCGCATGTACCGAGAGGTAGCGCAGAAGACCAACTGCGCTGTCTGGCTAGTGCACCACACCCGCAAGACACCCGCAGGCGCTAGCGCATCCGCTCCCGGTGACAGCGACGCTGGGCGTGGCGCAAGTGCTCTGGGTGGTGTTGCCCGGTTCACGGCCACCTTGTTTAATATGAGCAAGGAGGACGCCAAGGCGTTGGCGATCGAGGAGGAGGACCGGCATCGGTATGTCCGGTTTGACGACGGAAAGGCTAACCTGAAGATGCGCACGGATCAATGCATCTGGTGGCGCAAGCGCTCTGTTTCGCTTGGCAATGAGCGCGGCTTCAGGCCCGCTGACAGCATGGGTGTGCTGGAATGGGCGGACATGACGGACGCCACGACAGCAGCCCAGGAGCAGCGCCGGGAGCAATGGCAGGCCATCGCCTATGTGCTTCAGGGGTTGGTAGAGGAAGGCGAGGAAATCACCCTCAACTCCGCTGTCGCCAAGCTGGACGGGGTGGCTCGCGACCAGGGTTTTTCATCCGGTAGAACCCTGGACAGGTTCCTTAAAGACAGCCTCACCAAGCCGTATCGGCAGGGTGCGTGGATGCTCACCCTGACCGAAAAGACGCAAGGAAACGGGCGTTTCTGGATCGGAAAAAGGAGGGCAAAGGCATGGGAGTAAATGGCTTCGTCCGCAGGTTCGCACGCATGTCGTGCGGACTGCGGACCCCTACGAAAACTGCCGTTTTTTGGGTCGAAATGGTAGGGTCCGCACGCACTTTCCAAAAACAGTGCGAACCCCCCTTAAAAAATGGCGGTTTTCTGCGGACCTCGCACGTCCGCACGTCCGCACCCCTTATAGGGGTTGGCCGCTTGTGCGGACCCTATCAAGGGCCGGTCTGAAAGCATCGAACATTCTGATATTTTGAAAGGAGAGACGAGATGGACGAGATGATGAAGAAGCTGGTGGATGCGCCGTTGGCTGACGCGCTCAAGCTGCACTTGCCTGCCGGCAAAAGGGCGGGCCCGAAGAACCGCAAACCGCAGGCTGACAAAACCTTCGCGCCACCCATCACCCACAAACAGGTTCGGGAGCGGAAGGAAGCCGCCATGTCGGCCAAGACCATCGCCGTGCTGGATTACTATGCAACCACGACGGTGCCTGTGGATCGGGTTGCGAGCCATTGTGGGATCAGCGTGGAGGACGCGACCAAGGCCATGCTGCGTCGGGGACGAGTGCTGTGATCGGCGCACCCCCAACTCGGCTGGAGCGCATGGATCAGATAACGATCGTTGCGGATGCGGTACGGGAACGAGAGAATCTGGCGGAGCGCCGGTGGGGGATTGGCCGGTTGCCTCGGCTGGTGCCGATCGATCTAGCCACCAAGTTCCATACCCAGGCCCGTAAGTTCAATGCGTCGGTATGGGATGGAACGGCAGAGGAGGCCCGTAGGCACGGAGATGCAATGATGCGGGCCTATGACGCCCTTGAGGCCGCAGCGTCGTCTGGCGGGCACTCCTACGCCAAACCTGAGGTATGGGAGATGGAGGTTGATGGTAAGCTGGTGCTGCTCATTCGCGACAAGGCCGAGATACCGTGCGTGAACACGCAAGGGCGCGAGTGCCAGGTGTGGTCGCTGGATGAGGTGGCTAGCGTGATCGGTGCGCAGGAGATCCTGATCGCGGCCAAGGCTGCGTTTGAGGGCGCAACGATTGAAGGTATGCGGCCGGCCAAAAAGGTTAAGGACAAGCTGGACGATAGTTTGGCGGATCTGCCTTTTTAGCATCAAACGGTGTTGACACCCACCCAAACCGGGGGTAGAGGTGGGGCATCAACCCAATCAAGGAGCTTACGACATGGCCACCACCGCAGCCCGCCGCGAAGTCCTCTCCGACGCACTGGATGCGTTCCTGAAGGCAGGCGACTTCGAAACCACCTTGAACCCGCGCGGCTACATCAAGGCGGAGAATCGCCTGATCGACGCAGCGGTGGATTGCGGCATGGATCGGGACCATGCGTTCCCGAGCGAGTGGGCGTCGGTGATCGTGGCTTACGGTACCCCCATCTCGGGGCTGTGGGCTGGCTCGGGAATCGCTCGCAACTATTCGTTGGAGGTGGGGTGAAAGGGTGTTGACACCCACGTTTCTAGCGAGCATACGGGTCTCATCAACCCAAACGAAAGATCGGCACTATGGACAACTACAACGCTTTCAACCGCCTCGACAGCTACCCGGCTTACTCGCTTGACGAGCTGAAGGCTGCGGTTGCTGCCGGCCACAACAACGTCAAGATGCTGGCCGAGATCGCTTACCGCGAAGCCCGCATCCTTGAGGCGACGGAGTGATGGAAAGCCTCGCAGTGTTGTTTCCTTGCGGTCACCCTCGCTCCGAATGGAATAGCAAGGCCCGCGGCGATCGCCCCACAGGCGTCAAGTGCCGGATCTGTGCGAACGAGCGGGCAAGGGTGTCGATTGCGAAGAAAAGATTGCGAGAGCGCGATTTGGCTGTTGACACCCAATCAATCGCGTCCTAAAGATCAGTTGTCGAGCCGGTTAGGGCTAGAGGAAGCGGGAAGACGCTTGGAGGACCGGTTAACCGAAAGGTTCAAGTCCAAGGGCGAAACGGGGGTCAGGCCCCCTACCAAGCGACCAGCGGTTAACCGGCTCGACACACAAGCAGGGGGTAGAGAGATGGCTAGTGGCACCTGGAGCGAGTACGTTGCCAACCGTAAGGCTTATCTCGAAATGATCGCCTACGAGCGGTCGAGAGGCCGCAAAAAGTACCTCCACAATCTCCGCTTAGACATGGTGGCTTGCCGAGCCACTCATTATGCCAAAGGTCGTCAGCGTCGTTATAATCTGGATTTTTCCCGTTGACACCCACCCCACCCCCGCATAAGGTGGGGGTACAGAGCGAGCAGGAGACACCAAATGACCTACACCACCAAGATCATCCAGGATGCACAGGGCTTTTTCAACGCTTCGGTGCTGTACGACAACCGGATGGTTCCGGGCATTCCGATGCGCTCCTATGCTACCCGCAAGGCCGCTGAGCGTGGCGCAGCCCTCATGCTGAAGAAGGCGGCGTGATGGATGACGCACTTGCCTTGGCGGCAAAGAAGATCGCCAAGAAGGGTTGGGAAAGCAATTTCCCCGGTGGGCGGTACGAGGAGGTTAGCCAGCAGTCCCGTAACTTGTTGGAGGCGATTGCCGAAGCGGGCTTGGCGCTTGGGTTGGTGATGGGTAGAGATTCCCATGCAGTCTAGCAACCCCCTCCAAATCCTGCTACACCCTTGCGGGATCAGAGGTGCAGGCTGGACGCTGGGGCGCATCTGTGCGCTGGGCTTGACGGGATGGAGGCGGTGATGGCCAGTGAAGGTTGGAAGCATGGACAGGCCGCTTTTGCCGAGATGCCTGAGGATCAGCTTGTCGCCTATATTGCGATGAAGGGTGGTCATCACGAGGGCGCTAGTGCGGAATTAGCCAAGCGGACGTATTTGTTTACCGAAGCCACCGGTCGTCAGTACGGTTACGCCGCTGAAAACGCGGAGCACGCCCGTTCTGAGAACCGCAGGCTGAAGGCGATAACGGATACAATGCTCGAAGGTCACGGCGGCTGATGCTTGACCGCGAAGACTGGCTGTATCTCGGGTTGCTCCTAATCTTGATGACGGCGCTCGCGGGGATGGTTTGGGTTGCTGTGGAGTGGGTATTTTGAACGTGTTTCCAGATCGACATGGCTGGTTGCAGGGTCAGGCTGCTTTCGCGCAGATGCCTAGCGATCAGTTGGTTCATATCATTTCCAATGCCACGAAAACTTGGCCGTCAGGTCAGGGCAACGCTATAAGCGCTAGCGCTGAACTGGCGCGGCGCTCGACGGTAAAATAGCATGGCATTGTCGCCAGAAATGCGGGCAAACGCAGGCAAGGGCCGTCCCAAAGGCGTGCCCAACAAATCCACCGCCACCATGAAGGCGGCTATCCAGTCGGTTTATGATCAGCTCCAGGCGGGTCACAAGGAGCCGCACGGTCACTTCCTCAGCTGGGCGCAAGAGAACGAAACCGAGTTCTACAAGCTCGCGTCAAAGCTGCTGCCGATTCAGTTGACGGGTGAGGATGGCGGGCCGATGAAGGTGTCGATCGATACTTCGCGGCTGTCAGAGGCGACGTTGCGAGAGATTGCAGCGCA